CTATTTCCTCTTTAGTTTCAGTGCCTTACGGCGGTTAATGTCCAACCTTTCGACGTGGTTGGACAACAGTTTCTCAGCCGCAGAGTCGGCCAGCCGAACGCGATTTGCCGTCTTCACGTAGGTTCGCGCCTCGTCTGGCGTCTTGTGGCCAAGAAAGGTCATGATCTCAAATTCGGTCGCGCCGTGCTCTGCGAGCCTCGTGGCGCCCGCCTTCCGCAGCCCATGGGTCGAGCAGTGTGGCAGCCCGGCGGCGCGGCATTGGTCCTTGAACCAGTTCGAGAAAGTTTCGGGCTTGTAGGGCCGCCCGCCCGTATGGGTCAGAAACAGCATCGTTTCGCCGGGGACGGTCGCCAGCACTTCGGCAAGTTCGGGGTGAATCCGCACAACAGCCTCACCGCCCGTCTTATGGCGCCGGTAGACGATCAGGTTTTCCCTCACGTTCTGCCAGCCGAGCCGGATCACGTCTTGCCGCGCAGCGCCAGTGTAGAGCATCAGGCGCATAGCCAGGACGGCTTTGCTTTCGGTGCCGTGGTGCGCCTCGAACCGGGCAATCTCCGCTTTCGTCCATGTGTGAAAGCCGTCGGTCGCATACCTGATCGGCTTCACGCCATAGGTTGGATCAGTGCGGATGATCTTGCGTTTCACCGCGAAGGTGCACAGGCGGCGCAATAATTTCAGAAGCTTATTCGCTGCGGCGGGTGTTCCCGCTTTCCGCCCTATGAGTATCTCGACAACTTCCGCGTCCAGCCCCGCAACCGAACGATGCCCGTGTTCTCGGCAGAACCTCTCCATCTCAAGCGCGAGGTTGCGCTGAAACCGAGGCTTCAGGTTCTGATAGTCCGGCGTGCTCCTGTACAGCTCGACAAGCCAATTGAACGTGCCGGGATCGAAACGCGGTGCAACCTCGATCCGGGCGTTGAGCGCGGCATAATAGGCCCGCTCGAACTCTTTTGAGCCGTAGGCTCCGGGTAGGTAGCTGGACGGCCTGCCCTTCATCCTGAACCGCCAGCGCTCTTTGCCGTGGCGGTCGATAACGCGGCACACGCCGGGATAGGGATTACGGCGCCGCATTTCGGATGTCATCCCAGTCATCGCCCTTACGGGCGTTGTCGTTTCCGGCGAGGATCACGCGAACGCCCTCCGCAGTGGCAATCACCTCCCGCACCTGCACGCCAGCGGCCAGCGCGCCCTTGATGGCGCGGGTGACGTCGGCTTGCGTAAAAGGCGCGGGGCGATTCGCCATTATTCAAGCAGCCAGGATCGCGTTTATGTCCTCGAAAACGCCACGCCAAATGCGGTTGATCGTCTGGCGCTTGGCATCGAGCGGCATTTCGTCAGGATCGCGGTACCGGACTTTTCCGCCAGAACCTAGCGTCCTGATGAACCGCAGATCCACGGCCCAGGCAAATCCCCAGTCTTCGTCAACACCAAATGCTTTCAGTTCGACTTCACCGCCGCCCGCGTAGAAGTCGAGCAGGATGTGGACGGGGTCGAGCCTACCGGCCTTCTCATCGGCAAGCATGCTCATCAAGAGTTCACGAACATTCTTTGCATCCAAGAAGGTCGGCCTGCCTTCCGGCGTCGTAACGTCGTCGGCGCTCCCCTTGAACCAACGCTCGCTTGATCTCGGGGTCGTCAAAGTCACCCCAACAACACCGGGCGCGGATTTTGCAGTTTCCGCCGCGCACATAGCTACGAGCCAATTGATGGCGTCTTCTTCAGTCATGGTCGCCGCCGATGTGCCCCGCCCATGTTTGGCCAGAAGCCCAGCGTCACGCAGGTGTTGCCCATAATAGTTGACGGTGCCCAGCTTGAAGCCGAGCGATTTGGATAGTGTGTGCGCCAGTTCGCCAGAGGTCGCCATTCTGCTACACCCCAATAAGAATTGTCGTTGATGGAAATACTCCTCCCATGCACGGTTGTCAACTATGGTGCTCTCTGCATCCTGCTGACGGCGTGCACGTTGCAGGGGATAACTAAAAGGCCGGGAGCATCCCGCCCCCGGCCTACTGAAACTGCCTCATCCGGCACTGCCGGGCCCGTCGCGGGCGGGAGAGCGCCCCACAGGCTGACGGGGTTTTCGGTGGCTGCACCGGGCACTCGCCGTCTAATCCCGGCCGTTCCGCACATGCGCGAGGTGGCCAGCCTTGTTGCTCTACGCCGCCTTGTCGTTCTGTCCCCAGTTCACCAAGGTCAGCGCGGTATTCAGTTCGTCGGCCGACAATCCGGATTCCTTCGCCTGCGCCAGCGCCTGCACGATGGTGGACAGTGCACGAGCGCGGCCGCCAACGTCGAAGGCTTGGACAGGCCGCAGCACGTCAATTTCCACAGTCGAGCCGAGCTTTTCGCTCGCTTCCTCGGCAAGCAGCGCGGCAATCGGTTGAAGCGTCCATTGGGCGAGGTGCCGTTGCGCTTCTCGAACCAGCGGCCCTTGCGCGTTGGACGCAAACAGTGCGGGCAACACGCCGAAGGCCGCGCAGATGGCGTTCCTCGCCGCCTCTAGCGTTTCCGCTGTCATCGCCTTTTCCAGATCGGGCGAGAGGCTGGACGGACGCCAATCCGCATTCGGTGCCGGTCCGCCCGCCGCAGTGACGTTCACGCTTTCCCGGAGCACAACGCGGCCCCGCTTGCCTCTGAAGGCACGGCTGAGGGTTTCGTTGTCCACCTCAGGCTGTTCTGGCATCGGCACGACTTGGCTGCCGAGCGGTGCGTTCTCGTAAACTTCGGCCAGTGCGCTTTCGATGGCCTGCAACATCCCGGCCGTCAGCGATGCCCGCTTCAGCGGTGCTTGGCCGTAATACGGTGCTGCCGGATCGCTGCCGATGCGGACGTGAAGCACTTCGCCAGCGAGCGCGGTTTCGTTTCGGCCGCCACCAGCTTCCGGGATGGACACGCGATAAGCGGTCGGCTTGCCGTCTCGGGTCCGCAAATCCCAGTCCGAGCACGGCACAAGCCCGTCCTCTGCGATCTTGAACACCGCCTCGCCGCGAAGCGCCACAGAACGGGCACAGAGCGCCATCGAACGCCGGTCCAGCAGATCGGTGCCCGAAACGTCGGCAAGGCTGAAAGCCCCTTCCCAGAGCGATATGCAGCCCTGAGCCGTGGCGGTGAGTTCCGCAATGCCGCGACGGCCCGAGATATAGGCTTCGCGCATGGCGATCACTTCGGCGGTGAAACCGGAAGCGGATGCGCGCTTTTCGACTTTCTGCAAATTTGCAAAAGGTTTGACTAGCCAGCCCAGCATCACGCCCTCCTATAAGGCCGCAAGAGGTCCCCAGCGCCGCTGTTCGCCATTGCCTCGGCCGCAGCGGCAGGGGACATGCGACGGGCAATCGAGACTGATCCAGCCTCGATACGCTCGAACGTTACGCCCCCCTTTTCGGGCTTGCGGGCAGCAAAATATTCAGCCAGTCGCCGGAACGCCTCCAGCACGGTTGCCGGAACTTCCGCCTCGTCATCGCCAACGGTGGCAGTGATGCGATACGGTCCCTCGCCAGGCAGGAAATACCCGCCATACGGCGAAGGCGACAGTGCGGGTTCGACTTCAACCCAAGCTCCGTTTTCCCAGATTTCCGCCTTGGTGATCGTGGCCGGTGCGAGCGGCGGATGCCATTCGCCGCAGCCTTCAACGATCCACGTCACTTCCCGCTCAGCCCAACGGTAGGCGATATAGCTTTCGAGCCGCTGCCATATCGCGTCAGCGTCCAGCGCCTGCGCAGCCTCGGAAAGCCCGTCAGGTGGCGAAGGATACGCCGCAGGTGCGGCCTCAATCTGCTTGATCGTTTCCGCCACGGTTACGCCCTCCATCTCGCCAGTGTGCGGCGCAGGCCCGCGTCAGGCGGCTCGGGAAGCAGAACGCCGCCCTTGGTGAGTTCCCAGTTGCGTTCCTGCACCTCGGCCTCGCTGTAGGCCGCAGCCGTTACCAGCGAGAGTTCCCAGAGCAGCGCCGCCAGAATGGTCCGGATGATCGCGCCACGGCGCGGCTCGCCGTCCTCGTCGATTGTCCCGTCATCCGGTTCTTGCTCGATTTCCTCGGCCTTTGGAACGGCCCTTGCAGGCGGGATCGTGAAGCCCGGAGACAGGCCAATCATGAGGCCCGCCGCAAGTGAAGCCAGAGCATCCCGTGCCCATGACGTTTCCTGAATCTCGGGCGTGATGATCGCCACGAAACTCAGGGCTTCGTCACTGTCCTGAAGATCGAGGGTGCCGGTTTTCCGGCTCGCCAGCGGTTGCCCCCAGTTGTGGCCGACAAGCAGGCGAATGTCGACATCCTCTTTTTCAACGTTGTAGGCGAACGCCCTCGGCGCGAACTTTTCTTTGCGCGGGCGGCCTGTCCTGCCGCCCGAGCTAAGAACCGTTTTCCGGTTGTAGGGAAAGCGGCCTCGCAGTCGGCGGTTTCCGCTGCGAGCGGCCCTTTCCTCAAGGATAAAGTCGCCTTCCGCGAAGCCAGTCAGCATCAGCTCACTTCCTCGTCCGCTTCGATCTCAAGGCCGGTGAGCACGCGGGTCTGAGCGGGACGGGCAACCGCAACGTCAGCCGTCAGAAGCGCCGTGAGGCGGAGGCCGCCCGATGCAGCGTCGGAGTAGGGATCGCGGATCACGTCGACGCCACCCCACACGCCAACAAAGATCGGAGCGATGCCGCCCGCCGAAGTCGTGAGCACGGCCGTGCATGCCAACGGATCGCCACCAGGCGCCGCCAGCGCGTTTGCCGTCTGCACGATGTTGGGCATGTGACGGGTCAGGCGGTCAAATTCCGAAACCGCCGTGCCTTCGATCAGCAGGCTGTCCAGCCAAGCCCACAACTCGGGACGGATCAGTGCCCGCACGTCGCTAGGTCCGGTTGCCGCATTCGCGGTCATGAAGGAGACAACCGCGCTGCGGAAGGCTGCCCAGTCGGCCGGTGTATTAACTTCCGTTTTGAGGATGCCGTGCCCGGTCGCGCCGTTCGTGCTGGAGCCTGCAATCACGCCGAGCGGCTGGCCGTTCGCCCCGGTGCCGAGGAAAATGGCCTTGTCGAGTTCCGCGGCGATCGTGCCATTCATGTCGCGCCGGATTGCCTGTTCCAGGCCAGCGCCGGACTGGAGCAGCGCCTTGCGCGTCACCTTCATCGTGATGCCGAGATTCTGCTCGGGCTTTAGCGCCTTGTCGGCCGTCACATAAGCGGTCGGCCCTGCAACACTCGCGGCCTCGCCGTCAGACCAGCCAGCCGTCACGCTCGAGGTTGCCACTGGCCATTCGATAGCCCCCGAGTCGATGTTGATCATCTGGGCGCCCATGCGCGCCGCGACGGAAGCGGGAAACAGACGGTCGATGATCGGCCGGGTCTGAATCGGGTCAGGCGTTCCGCTGGCAACCGTCTCACCAGCGCGAAGCTCCAACGCGGCGAGCGGTACAGGCACGCCGCGATAGCCGCCCTTGCTGCGCATTTCCTGCACGACTTCCGCAGTCGCGCCGTCCAGCGCGCGGCCCTCGTCCAGATGAAGGGCAACTTGGCGAAGCTCGAACTTCGATACGAGTTCATCCCACTGCCGGTCGGCACGGGTTTCAAGGTCCGCACCGGCCTCACGCCGCTCGGCATCCTCGGCAATCAACGCCGCACGATATTTGACTTCGTTCTGACGATACTCCCGATCCATAGCCTCCATGGAGCGGGTTTCGTCTTCGGTTAGCTCGGGCTTGCCGACAAGCTCGGAGAGAGCCTGCCGAATCTCGCTCTGACGGCGAGCGATCTTCACACTTTCAAGCATGTTCGGTTTTCCTTTCGGTGGCTAACTCTGCGACGAGCCGTTTCCAGGCTCGCCGTGCTGGAGGAACCGGCGTTGTCATGCCGGTTTCGAGCCGGGTTTTCCGGCTATGGCAGGGGACGCAAAGCGATTGCAGGTTGCCCATGTCGTAGGCGAGTTCGGGCGCGTCCCGGATCGGGCGGATATGATCCACCTCCAACCGGACGCCCGTCGCGCCGCATTTCACGCAACGCCAGCCGTCACGCCGCTTCACCAAGAAACGGACGCGCTTCCATCGCGGCGAGCGATAGACAGCGGCCCCATGGCGGTCGTACTTGGGTCGCACTATGCCCATATGAGCCGCCCTCCCTTTTTCTCGGGACGGTTCATGCGCCGAGCGCCTTCGGCTATGGCGAGCACGGCCGCACAAGCCGCGTCGATGCGGCCCAGAGATCGCGCCTTGGCGAGTTTGAGATTGTTGGCAGGGTCGCGGAGCACCACGGTTTCCGCGAACGCGCTGCGCAAAAGCAGGCTCGGGGAAGCCTTCACGTTTCCGTCGTAACAGGCGCGTCGAAAACGCTCGCAATCCTCGCCGCCATCACGAAAACCCATGCCCCGCCACACAAGAGGTGCGCGAATGCCCGCCGCAGCGATAGCCTCGCCAAGTTCCGCCTGCTTGAACCGATCCATGACGAGCGCCGCGACGTGCTCGCCTTCGACGTGGCGCATGACTTGCCCAAGCCATGGCGCGACAGGGACAGTTGCGTTTCCGAGCGTCGAAAGCTCACCGCGCTTGTGCATTTCGACGTAGCGCGTGCCGACGCCATCGCGCTGGCCTCGTTCGGAAAGTCCGGGCTTGGAGGGGAACCAGCCGAGAGCTTCGAGCCGCCCGGTCTCGTACCAGTAGAACGAGGCGGCCGACATCGAAGCGGAACCACCCAAGTCAATGCCGACAATGACAGGCCCTTGCCGTGGCGGCAGAGCGTCGGTTTCGCACGCCAACCATTCATCGACGGTCAGAAGAACGTCGCGAGTCTCGTCGGCAACGCGTTGATTGAGGTTGTAAAGCCGCCACGCAGTGAGCGCCGAACCGCCCCGATCAATCGCCCTTCGGGCTTGGGCCATCAGCCATTCAAGGCTTGCCCCGACGCCATATTCAGCGCCGGGATTGGCCTTCTTTATCTGTTCCAGATCGTCGGGAGCGCAGCCGTCATCGGCGCGATGCTCTTGGCGATACACGCCCGGTTGATCTTCATCCAACCATTTCGAGAAGGGATGTGCATCGTCGCTGGCAGACGTGCTGATAAGCAGCATCCGCCCGCTGCGCTTGCCTAAGCCGGACAACAGCGCTTCCTCCAGTGCGTTGCCCTTGTCGAGCGGCCAATGCCCGCGCTCGTCGCAGATCGCGAGCGTCGGGCTTGTGCCTAGCACGTTCTTTCCGTCCGCAGCGATCACACGGATGATGTGCGGGCCATCTTCGTCCTCGTATTCGATTTCAAGGCGAGGCGCCCGACGGAAGATCAGCCGCCGCTGCATGTCCTCGGGCAAGGAACGGGCAAGGCCCGCCACGTAATCCCACACGACACGCCCTTGGTCCCGCGTTCGAGCGCCAATGAGGCATTCCCGACGCGGCTGGGGATCTACTTCACCGACAAGGTGCGCCAGGGCGACACCGGCCGTAAGTGCCGACTTGCCGCCGCCTCGGGCAACCGACAGGACGCCAATGGAAATGTCTTTCGCCAGGGCGCCGCGAAGAAACTGCTTCTGGTAGGGCGCAAGCCGCAAAGGCTTGCCCGCCAGCGCGCCGGTAGGCACTTCAAGGCTCTGAATGAAGCGGATTGCCTTTGCAGCCGTCATTTCAGCCCCTCCAAGCCCCGCGAGCGAGAAAGAAGAGGCCCGCTTCGCTCGCCGCCCCGTTTCACCCAAACGGCGGGCATTGGCACCAGATCAGCGCTCATGCCCGCACCTGCAAATCCCAAAGCGCGCCGCTCGGATCGCGCTTGATGTGGATGATCGAATATTCCTGGCCGCGCACCGTTAGCGTGTCGGTGGTTTCGGGCGTGATCTCCAGCGACGAGGCGATGATGAACACACGTGCGTCGGTTGCGAGGATCAGCGAATTGTCGATCAGTTCGGTCTCGTATTCGTCCAGCCAGCCCCGGCATGGATAATCCACCTCAACCGTTGGCGCGGGTTCCCAGGGTTTTTCGGGATCGGGTTCGCCTTCTTCAAGCCGCGTGATGGTCAGCGCATACGGAACGCGCTCGGCCTCCAAAGCAGTCGCAACTTCTTCTGCCAGTTCGCCCTGAAGTATGGAAACCATGCACAAATCACGCTCATAATGCAAATTCCTTGCGCTAATATAGCGTCTTGCGCAAGAAAGCGCAAATCCGTTCCCGGAACGTTCAGGGTTTCGCCTGCCGCGCAGGGGAGCGTCACTGTCAACGTTGACAGTGACCGCACCTCATACTGGGCTCATCAAAAAGTCGCTCAGGCCGTCATCATCTAGAACGTTGCTAACGTCGCTAACATCGCTAACGTTCGGCTGGCCCTCGCCGTCGATAACACCGGTAACCTTGGTAACCTTGGTAACCTTTGAATTATCGCCATTGATTTCATTGACTTTTTTCCCGCTGCGAAGGTTACCGGTTCCAGGTGCGGCGGTAACTTTGGTAACCTCGAAGTTACCGAGGTTACCGGCAGTGCCAGGAGCGGTAACCTTTGCCGCCTCTCCAACCTCTTGTTTTCCTTGGCTTTCTTCTGAAAGGTTACCGAAGTTACCGAGGTTACCGCTGTTATCAGGATGGCGGTAACGTCCGCGCCCTTCCTTTGCCACCTCGTCGGCCTTCGTCATCACGAACAGCATCTTTTTGATGTTGCCAAGAGGTTTGCCGAGTGCGGATGCGATCTCCGAAGGCGACATTGCCTCGTCGGCCTCGGCGAGCACGTCGAGAATGGCGCGGCGCTCGTCTGTCGTGCGCACCTTGTTGGCATCCCCGAGGATGTTCCACAGGCCGTCTGTGAAGCTCAGAGCGGTTTCCTTTTCGTCCACGTCCCGGCCTCGAACGTAGAGCGTCGTACCGTTGCCGTCGCGGTCGAGGACCAAGGTGGTGTCCGCGCAGGCGGAAAGGCCGTTCGAGCCGGAAAGCGCCTCTAGCGGATCGTCGGCACCGCCCTTGCG